GGTTCATAAAGTTCAAAGAGGTCAACCCCGACTGGGAAAGGCTGAACGAACGTGTGAAAGCCGGGAAGGATGACCTGAAGCAGCTGAAATTTTTGCGTCAGGGAGAAATCAGAAGGAATGACAAGCGCATGAAGGACAAGGAATATCTGGACAGGGTGCTTGAACTTTTGGAATAAGGGGATGGTGGTTGTATGCTTTATAAGGGATATGTTGAGACGAAAGGCAAAGCCAGTATTGAAAAATTAAAGAATAGAACCACATGGAAAACCTTGGATGAAGTCAGGAATTGTGACGGATATGGTGGTGTGCTTGCCAATGACACCATCCTGATTGACATTGATGATCCAGACCAGGCAGAAGTCCTGATGAAAATTGTGGAAGCACTTCAGCTGAATTGCAAAGTGCTTCAGACATCCAGGGGAAAGCATTTCTTGTTCAAAAACCACACCGTCAACCGCAACCGGACGCATGTTCCGCTGGCAGTCGGACTGACAGCTGACATAAAGGTTGGAACACGGTTATCCTATGAAGTGCTGAAGATAGACGGTGAAGAACGGTGGTGCGAGTGGGACAGGGATGAAAACAAGGACTATGATGAACTTCCAAGATGGCTTCTTCCGGTCAAGGCATCAGCTGACTTCTTGGATATGTCAGCCGGAGACGGCAGGAACCAGGCACTGTTCAATTATATTCTGACATTGCAAGCCAATGATTTCACCGTGGATGACTGCCGGGAGTGCATCCGGATCCTGAATGGTTATGTGTTACGGGAACCGCTGGATGATTCTGAACTGGAAGTCATATTGAGGGATGAAGCGTTCCAGAAGCCGGTGTTCTTCCTTGGGTCAACATTCCTGTTTGACAAGTTTGCAACCTACCTGAAAAACAACAGCCATGTGGTCAAGATAAACAACCAACTGCACATTTATCAGAACGGCATCTATGTCAATGGTTACAAGAATATAGAACAGACCATGATTGAACTAATTCCGAACCTGAAGAAAACACAGCGTAGGGAAGTTCTTGACTACATGGAACTGATTGCCGAAGAACTTCCTGCATCAGATGCCCGGTACATAGCATTTAATAATGGGGTCTACGATATAGTGAATGATGAACTGCTGCCATACAGTACAGATTTTGTCATCACAAACCGGATCCCATGGAACTATGTACCGGATGCACGGTCTGAACTTGCTGAACACACATTGAACAAACTTTCATGTGGGGATGAAGCTGTCCGGGCATTGCTGGAAGAATGTATTGGGTACTGTTTTTACAGACGGAATGAACTGGGAAAAGCGTTCATTCTGACCGGTGACAAGTCAAACGGAAAATCCACCTTTTTGGATATCGTGAAGAATATCCTGGGGGATGACAACATCAGTGCATTGGATCTGAAGGAACTTGGTGACAGGTTCAGCACATCCATGATGTTCCACAAACTTGCAAACATTGGTGATGATATTGGTGATGACTTCCTGCAAGGCAGCCAAGTCAGCATTTTCAAGAAAATAGTCACCGGCAACAGAATCAAGGCTGAACGGAAGGGGCAAGACCCTTTTGAATTCAATCCATATGTGAAGCTGCTGTTTTCTGCAAATGATATTCCCCGGATGAAGGACAAGACCGGTGCAGTGCTTAGAAGATTGGTCATCATTCCGTTCAATGCAACGTTCAGTGAAGCGGATCCTGACTATGACCCATTCATCAAATACAAACTGATTGAACCGGAATCCATTGAATACTTGATCCGGGTGGGGGTGGAAGGTCTGAAACGTGTGGTAACAAAGAATCACTTCACGCAGTCCGCAAGAGTTGACAAGGAACTGAAGGACTATGAGGAAGAAAACAATCCGATTGCTGCATTCATCATTGACCAGGGGGTGGAAATGATTGAAAACCAGCCTACCAATGAAGTGTATAAACGCTATCAGGTATTCTGTGCAGACAATTCACTGACACCAATGTCTAACATTGTGTTCAGCAAACAGATCAATAAACGGCTGGGCATAACGGTGAAACAGGTCAGAATTGGCGGTCAAGTAAGAAGGTTATTTATGAAAGAGTAGGTTTTTTCAACATAAAAGTAGATAAATTATCAACAAGCAGTTGTGGATATTGTGGATAAAAGAAAGGGGTGGGAAATATGCTGATGATGTTTGGAATCTGTATTTTATTACAGTTTGTTCTGTTTATACCGTTCTATCTGATCTGGAAAAAGGATTGCAGGGAATTGGGGAAAGAAAATCTTGCAGTCAGCTTGAAAGAACGGTTCATTGCCTGGGTGGTAACAGTACCATTGTGGTTGCTGCCGATTCTGGCATTAACAAAGTAGGAAGTTGTAGTTGTGGCTAATAGTTACGCATTGGTTACAGTTTGAAACTACGGTTAGAACTATTATTTTATATGTTGGTTACGGTTCTACACGGTTTAATTATAATTTCTTTAATAATTCTATATTTTTTATTTTAGGATATAAAAATAATAAAAATATAGATAGTATTGTTTGTGTAACCGTGTAACCGTAGCGAGGGAGTGAAAAAAGATTAGAAAATACAAGTGTTTTTTAGAGGTTACAGTTTCAGAAATTATCCGTAACGGAAGTGTAACGGAAGTGTAACGGATATGTGACAGATATTTGTAACGGTTGAAACCCTTGAAAAATGGGGCTGTACCGGTTGTACCGCTTTGTTTTCAATTTCTTTATTATTTTGAAAAAAAATACTTTATGAGTAGTAAAAAATAAAATATATAGAATAGAGTGCGAACCGTAACCGGTACAAGTGTTACACAGGTGCAGAAAATGACGGGAATACCGGTGTTTTATACGGTAACGGTTAGGGGTGTTTCATCTGTTACGAAGTGGTACTTGCAGTGATACAGAAATATGAATTCATGAGGTGACTATATGAAAGCAAAGGATTATTTACGGCAGCTTGAACTGCTTGATACAAAGATAAATCAGAAAATTCAGCAGGTGAGTGAGTTGCAACAAATGGCAGGTGCATCCGGTGCCATAGATTATTCAAGGGATAGGGTTCAGTCTTCACCTTCCGGTGATGCCCTATCCAATGCAGTTATCCGGTATGTTTCCCTTGAAAATGAAATTGACCAGCAGATTGACAGTTTTGTTGATATGAAGAACACCATCATAAACCAGATCCAAGGTCTGAACAATGTGAATCATGTCAGGATCCTGTTCAAGAAGTATGTCGAATTCAAAAGGTTAGAGGTTATAGCGGTGGAAATGAACTATACATACCAGTACACCAAGGAACTGCACGGTTATGCACTTGCAGATTTTCAAAGAACCTACACAAACCTACTTTCAAATATGATATGATAGTAACGTGGAAAATTTGATACACAATCCTCCCAAACAATTCCCTGAAGGGTGCTAAAATCTCCTACCTTCAGGGAATTTTTGTGTGCAGAAGCGGAAAGAAGGTGAATTTCTTGCCAAGGGCAAAGAATGCAAAAGCAGAAATTGCCCTTAAATTATATAGGCAGGGCATTCTGCTGAAGGACATAGCTGACCGGCTGGATGTTCCGCAGGGGACAGTCAGAAGGTGGAAAAGCACATATAAGTGGGACAGTGAGGGTGAAAAAACTGTTCGGAAAGATAGCGAACGTTCGGAATATAGCGAGCGTTCGGAAAAAGTGAAAAGGCAGAACATCCAGGATGACATTGCATCCGTGATGGCAAATGAAGAACTGACCGAGAAACAAAAGCGTTTCTGCCTTTTTTACGTTCGGTCGTTCAATGCAACAAAGGCATACATGAAAGCGTATGGGTGCAGTTATGAAACTGCTGCATCTGTCAGCTATCGGCTGTTGGAGAATGTTGGAATAAGAAATGAAATCCAGCGTCTGAAGCAGAACCAGCTGAACCGTGAACTACTTTCTGAAGCTGACATCTTCCAGAAGTACATGGACATTGCCTTTGCTGACATCACGGACTTTGTGGAATTCGGACAGGAAGAAGAATATGTGGTTGGGCAGTTCGGTGTAGTGGAAGTGAAGAATCCTGAAACCGGCGAAAAGGAACTGCTGAAGCAAAAGGTCAACACTGTCCGGTTCCGGGAATCAGGTGAGATTGACGGGACATTGATCAGCGAAGTCAAGAACGGCAGGAACGGTGCTTCCATCAAACTTGCAGACCGGATGAAAGCACTGGACTGGCTGGCTGATCACATGGACATTGCCACGGAAGAACAGAAAGCCCGGATTGCTGTTCTGAAAGCAAAGTCTGCTGTTGATATTCCTGATGAAGTGGACACGTCCTATGTGGACACCCTGAAGGAATTGGCTGCAAAGGTGTGGGGCAATGAGGAAGAAGAAAACTAAGCCGTTCAATTTTGTCCCACCATCAAGAAAGCAGCTGATGGTGCAGACGTGGTGGTTGGCTGACCGGATCCGGGAGCATGACGGCATCATTGCTGATGGTGCTATCAGGTCGGGCAAGACCATGTGTATGTCCATGACCTATGTCACCTGGTCAATGGAAAACTTTGACGGTGAAAACTTCATCATTGCTGGCAAGACCGTTGGATCATGCCGAAGGAATGTGATCACACCGCTGAAGAAAATGCTTGCTTCCCTTGGTTATGTAGTTGAAGACCACCGGTCTGACAACTATCTGACCATCAGGAAGAATGGAAAAGAAAACTATTACTATGTGTTCGGTGGCAAGGACGAAGCGTCACAGGATCTGGTGCAAGGTATCACATCAGCCGGTGCATTTTTTGATGAAGTTGCATTGATGCCGGAATCCTTTGTGAACCAGGCAACAGGACGGTGTTCTGTGGACGGTTCCAAGTTCTGGTTCAACTGCAACCCGGAATCACCATACCACTGGTTCAAACTGAACTGGCTGGATAAGGCAAAGGAAAAGAACCTGCTGCACCTGCACTTCACCATGGATGACAACCCGTCCCTGTCTGAAAGGATCAAGGAAAGATACCGGAACATGTATTCCGGGGTATTCTTCAAACGCTATATCCTTGGACTGTGGGTCATGGCTGAAGGTCTGATCTATGACATGTTCAATCCTGAAAAACATGTGGTGGATGCAGACAAGATTCCAGCCATTGTGCCAAACACATACTATGTGTCCTGTGACTATGGCACACAGAATGCAACCGTCTTCCACCTTTGGGGAAAAGGAACGGATGGCATCTGGTACTGCATCCGGGAATATTACTATTCCGGCAGGGATGCGGATGTTCAGAAGACAGACACGGAATATGCAGATGATCTGGAACAGTGGCTGCAAGGCATCAAACCACAGAAGATTGTGGTGGATCCTTCCGCAGCTTCTTTTATTGCTGAACTGAAAAAACGGAAGTTCAGCATCAAAAAGGCAAAGAATGATGTCCTTGACGGCATCCGCTTCTTTGCTTCTTTACTGATGAACTGTTCAGTGAAGTTCAGTTCAGACTGCAAAATGACACTAAGGGAATTTTCTTCCTATGTTTGGGATGCCAAGGCTTCCGAACGTGGAGAAGATAAACCGGTCAAGGTATTTGACCATGCAATGGATTCTGTCAGATACTTTGGCTACACGATTATCAGAAAGCCGTCAGGCTTGTCTGTCATGAAGTAGGTGGTTGATTATGGATTTAGAAAATGTGAAAAAGGTCATCAATGCCTATGCGGATGTACATGCAATGTACCTGAAGGACGCATTGACGGCTGAAAGATACTACAAAAATGAAACAGACATTCTGTTTGAACCGTCAAAAGCACGGGAACAGGCAGAAAAGGACAAGGACGGGGAACTTGTCACCCATGAAATAGCATCCCCAATGCGGAATGCTGACAACCGGATCCCGTTCAACTTCCATGGTCTTCTGGTCAACCAGAAAGCATCCTATATGTTCACTGCACCACCAATGTTTGACATTGGTTCAGATGCAGCTAACAAGTCACTGAATGCGTTTTTGGGTGATAAGTACCCCAAGGTGTGCAAAGACCTGTGTGTGGAAGCGTCCAATAAGAAAACCGGATGGATCCATGTGTGGAAGTCAGCGGAAGATGGTGCGTTTCACTATGCAGTGGTTCCGTCCGAACAGATCCAGCCTATCTGGTCAAAGTCCCTGGATAGAAAGCTGCTGGGTGTGCTAAGAATCTATCATGATGTTGATGATACCGGTGATGAATTTGATGTCTATGAAATCTGGAATGACAAGGAATGTTCCATGTACAAGGTTCCTGCCGGAAGAACTGTCAATGATGGTTTGATGCCATACAACAACTTCATCCTGGTGGATGCAGGTGTCAATAGGGAAACAAACACCTACCAGCACGGCATGGGGGAAGTCCCCTTCTTTGCTTTTGACAATAACAACATCCACACGGATGACCTGAAGAACATCAAACCATTGATTGACGTGTACTGCAAGGTGTTCAGTGGTTTTGTGAATGATTTGGAAGACATCCAGGAAGTCATCTTTGTGTTGACCAACTATGGCGGTGCTGATCTGACGGAATTTCTGTCTGACCTGAAATACTACAAGACCATCAAGGTGGAGAATGACGGGGACGGGGACAACTCCGGGGTTTCTACCCTGACTATTGATCTGCCGGTGGAAGCACGGGAAAAGTTGCTGACCATTACCAGGAAGTGCATCTTTGAGCAGGGCATGGGTATTGACCCGGATCCGCAGAATTTTGGTAACAGTTCTGGGGTGGCATTGAAATTCCTTTATTCCCTGCTGGAATTGAAGTCCGGTCTGATGGAAACGGAATTCAAACCGTCATTCGGACGGTTTATCCGCTGTGTCTGCCGGGTGCTGAACATCACCATCAAGGATGACGCTGTTGTTCAAACTTGGATTCGGACTATGGTTCAGAATGATCAGGAAATGGCACAGATTGCACAGCAGTCTTCCGGCATCATCAGCAATGAAACCATTGTCCGCAACCATCCATGGGTTGAGAACGTCCAGGACGAACTGGACAAACTGGCAGAAGAAAAAGCAGCAGCACAGGAAGAAATGATGCAGCAGTATGATCCTTTTGGGAATCAGCAGAAAAAGCAGGACACGGATGATCCTGATGACCCGGATGCTGACCAGGATGACAAGAAAGGAAAGAATGATAGCTGATGAAGTCTGCTGCATATTGGGCAAAGCGGTTCAATATACTGGAACAGTCACAGCATGACCGGGGTGCAGCTGCCTTTTCAGAAATTGACCAGAAATATAGGACTGCTGAAAGGTCTATTGAAGGAAAGATTGCTTCCTGGTATCAGCGGTTTGCCAACAACAACGGCATCACCCTTCAGGAAGCAAAACAATGGTTGACTTCCAAAGAACTTGCTGAATTCAAATGGGATGTCAACCAGTACATTCAGTATGGACAGGACAACGCTGTCAATGGCATGTGGGTGAAGGAACTGGAAAATGCTTCTGCCCGGTATCACATCAGCCGGTTGGAAGCACTGAAGGTGCAATGCCAGCAGGACATAGAAGTTCTATTTGGCAGCCAGCTTGACATATTAGACCAATCCATGAGGGACATCTACACATCCGGTTTCTATCATACTGCTTTTGAGATCCAGAAGGGTGTTGGTGTCGGGTGGGATTTTTCCACGCTGGACAGCAAGACCATCAGCAAGGTGATCAACAGTCCATGGGCATCTGATGGAAGCAATTTTTCTGACCGGGTGTGGAAGGACAAACAGAAGCTGATGGCAGAACTGGACACCACACTGACACAGAACATCATTTTGGGGCAGGATCCACAGAAAGCCATTGACAAAATTTCCAAACGGCTGGGTGTTTCCAAGAGTGCTGCCGGAAAGCTGGTCATGACGGAAGAAGCATATTTTTCTTCTGAAGCACAGCAGGACTGCTTCAAGGAATTGGATGTGGAACAGTATGAAATTGTTGCAACACTGGATTCCATTACTTCTGAAATCTGCCGTTCTATGGATGGCAAGGTGTTCAAAATGTCGGAATGGGAAGTGGGTATCACTGCACCACCATTCCATCCATGGTGCAGGACTACCACGGTTCCACACTTTGATGATGAATTTGACGTTGGTGAACGTGCTGCCAGGGGAAAGGATGGCAAGACCTACTATGTGCCAGCCAACATGAAATATGCTGACTGGGAAAAAGCCTTTGTTGATGGTGATAAGTCAGGTGTTCAACCAGTTCAGTCTGCAAAGACACCAGCAACTAAGTCATCAACACAACCCAAGACCTTCAAGGAGAAAATTCAGAAGGTCAAGGATGACATTGCATCCAGCGGTGGAACAGTGAAGGAATCACATCTGATGGAAGCCGGGAAAGTGTTTTCACAAGAATTTGCTGATTCCAGGGCGCAATATAAGACAGCAATGGATGAAGCACAAGCACAGCTGAACGCTTATGGGCTGGATGCAAAAAGCAGCCGTGTGAGGGAATTGGCTTCTGCCAGAAGGGGATTGAAGACCCCGGAAGAAGTTGGGTTGACATCCATGGATGAAATAAATACTGAATATAGTAGGCTGAACAAGGAAATCCTGGACACCAAAATGTCTGAAGAATACATGGCTGCTGAAATGCGTAGAGTGGAAGCAAGTGCAAAGTATGTAGGAACCCAAGAAGACAATATTGCATGGCTGAAATCAAAACTTGGTGAGGTCAGAACGGTTGGCACGGACGGCATTGAAGATGCAGTCAAAGCCCACCTGAACAATTCCCGGTCTACTGTCCGGGCATCCGTGGAAAAAGGCTATACCTGTTACCCAAGGGACTGGGTTGACATGTCCATGAATCGTGGTACACTTACACCTAAGAAAGTAGATCGTGGCTTTTATAGTGACTGGAATGGAGAAATTGCAATTTCAGGATGGACGGAAGAAGGACAGGTTGAAACAGCAATTCATGAACTGGGTCACAGAATGGAAAAGGCGGTTCCGGGCATACTGGATGCAGAAAAGGAATTCTATGCCAGAAGAACCAAGGATGAAAGTCTGGAATGGCTTGGTTCCGGGTATGCAAAGAGTGAAAAGACCCGGAAGGATGATTTTGTTCACCCATACATGGGGAAAGACTACGGTGGTTCTGCATATGAACTGGTTTCCATGGGGTTTGAATACGCATTCACAGACCCAACCAGGCTGGCAAAGGATCCAGACATGGCAGCATGGATCTATGGATTGTTGTCATTATTGTGATTGTGAGGTGGTGGAGTATTGGCAAAGATAACTGCAAACGGAACTTTCCATGGTGTGATGACGGAAGTAACCTGCACGGATGGGGAAGACGGTCTGGTCATAGATTTTGATGATCAGGAAAATGGGCAGATGGAAAGCATCTTCCGCAGGGAATTGGGAAAAGGTCACGCAATGGGTGGCAGCTTCCACCCTGAACGGGAAAGCATGTTGAATGCCCTGAATGTGATCCGGCATTATTTCTTTGATGATGAACCGGAAATACAAATTGACGGGGATATTGGTGAAATACCAACAGACCCGGATTCTATATTCTGATAATTAAGCACCTGCAAGGGTGCTTTTTTATTGCCCTGAACATGGCACTAAACTGTTCAACCAACAAATACACCGCTATGTGAATAAACTGGCATCCTTCTTGACAGGACACCACCCTGAATAAAAAGGAAAAGAAAGGAAAAATCACTATGTTGGAATGGTTACAAACGATTTTGGAAGGTGCGACAATCACGGATGGAAAGCTGGATGTTGCAGCGGTCATGAACACTGCACGGGCAGAGTTTCCGAAGTATGCCGTCCCCAAGGATGACTTCAATGCCAAGGTGAATGAACTGAAAACGGCAAATGACACCATCACATCCTTGAAGAAGGATGCCGGTGACAACGCTGATCTTCAGAAGAAGATTGGGGAATATGAAGACCAGATCAAGACGCTTCAGAAAGAAGCTGCTGACACTGCAAAGACGTATGCCCTGAAAGCAAAGCTGACGGAAGCCGGTGCGCTGGATCCGGACTACCTGATCTACAAGCAGGGTGGTCTGGAAAAGTTCAACTTTGACAAAGATGGCAACCCTGTTGGGGTGGATGACATTGTGAAGCCCCTGAAGGAATCAACACCACATCTGTTCAAGTCCAATGACGGACAGGGTGGTTACAATCCTGCTGCCGGTGGTTCAGGATCTGCCGGTGGAAGCAACCCCTGGAAGAAAGAAACCTACAATCTGACGGAACAGGGAAGAATCCTGAAAAGTGACCCGATTCAGGCAAAACAGCTTGCAGCTGCTGCCGGTGTCACGCTGAACATTTAACAAATTTTATGAAAGCGAGGTAAAACATTATGCCTTCTACTGGTACTACTCTTTCTGATGTGATTGTACCGGAACTGTTCAATCCGTATGTGATCAACAGAACCATGGAACTGTCTGCACTGTTCCAGTCCGGCATCATCACCAACAATCCTGAATTTGATGCGCTTGCATCTGAAGCAGCACCTATTCATAACATGCCGTTCTTTGAAGACCTGACCGGTGCTTCCGAGGATGTCATTGAAGGAAAGGATCTGACTGCAAAGAAAATCACGTCCAACAAGGACGTATCCACCACTATCCGCAAGGCTGCAATGTGGTCTGCAACTGACCTGTCTGCTGCCCTGGCTGGTTCTGATCCTATGGCTGCCATTGGCAACTTGGTTGCCGGTTATTGGAGCCGTGAAAACCAGCGTATTCTGATCAAGATTCTGTCCGGTGTGTTCGGAACCTACACCAAAACTGACGGTGATGCAGGAAATGTGACACCGCTGACTGATCATATCCTGGATATCACGTCCATGAAGTCTGATGCTGCAAAGCTGATTTCTGCATCCGGTTTCATTGATGCCTGCCAGCTGCTTGGTGATGCACAGGGACAGCTGACTGCTGTTGCAATGCACTCTGCAACCAAGGCATATCTGAAGAAGCAGAACCTGATTGCAACGGAACGTGACAGCAATTCTGTTGAGTTCGACACCTACCAGGACAGACGTGTCATTGTGGATGATGGTTGCCCGGTTGAAGATGGTGTATACACCACCTACCTGTTCGGACAGGGTGCGCTGGCATTCGGCAACGGTAACCCTGTTG